AAAGCAATACAAAATGCAAAGGATAAATCACGAGCAGGAAAACGCTAAAAGCGGTACACTAAAATAAAGTTTTATTTTTAGGTCGAATCTCATGGCAGGAGAATATGGTGTAAATATAAAATTTAGAACTATTGGATTAAGTCAACTTGATAAGGCAAAGGCTAAAGCAAAAGAATTAGAAAATAGTGTAAGTAAAATCAGAAGTTTAGATTTAGGAAAAGCAATAAGAGGACCAGTTGGAGATGAAATTGCAGAAGCTACAGGACAGATTAGAAGATATGCAAAACAAGTAAATCAAACAGGAAAAGTCGTAGGAAATACTAGAAAACAACAAATGGCTGCTTTGGAATCATTTGAAATGATGAGAGATGAGGTTGCGATTGGTTCAGTAATGTTTAACGAGATGAATGAAGCGATTGCAAATCAAACAAGATTAATGTCTCAGAACACAAGTGCAACTACTAAAAATGCTAGTGCAAAGAAAAAACAGGCTATGTTTCCTGGAATGAATCAGGGATTTTTAGGCAATTTACAACAAGGCGGTGCATTGCAAAGTGGTTTAGTTAGTGGTGCATTTCCATTGTTATTTGGACAAGGATTACTTGGAGGTGCTGCTGGTTTTGCTGGTGGTTTTGCAGGAACTAAGATTGGTGGACAGATGGGTGGCTTTGCAGGAGGTCTTGTTGCTACTGCTGTTCTTCAACAACTTACTACTGCAATAGAAGGTTTAAATGAATTAGGAAAAGCTTTAGATCCTAATAATTTAGATATTAATGCAGTTTCAAAGTCTTTCGGCTTATTAGGCACAGATACAGAAAGATACCTTAAATTAGTTGAACAAACTCAAGGGAAACAAGCTGCTTATAATGCTGTAATTGAAGAAACAACAAAAATAGTCGGTGAAGATGGTGTTCAAGCTTTAAAATCTTTTGGAGAACAAAGTCAAAACCTTACAAATGAAATGAGTAAGTTTTTTACAAGACTTGGTGCTGAAATAGCAAAATTATTTACTAAGGGTGCTGGTGATGATGATTTAAGTAAACCAATATTAGGTTTTGAAAGATCAAATTTATTAGCTCAAGCAAAACAAGTAACAGATAATAAAGAGATTATGGATTTAGTAAAACAGAGAGAAAATGCTAATAGAAATGTAGCAAGAAGCATAGACGATCAAATTGTTTTATTGATGAAAGCAAAAAACGCTGAAGATGCTAGAAAAAAAGCAGCAGAGTTAGCAAGAATGGAATATGATCAGATAACAAAATCGTTAACAGATCAAATTACATTTCTCGAAAATGCAGTAACTTTAGGAAGTAGCGAAGCTGAAATTATAAGAGAAAAAACAAAATTGATTGAAGCTGCTAAGAAAGCTGGAGTTAAATTTGATGAAGCTGAAATAGATAGACAAGTTCGATTAAAAGCAGAACTTGAACGCACTAGACAGCTATATGATGGAATTGCTAATTCAATTCAAAGTGGTCTTGTTGATGCAATCGAAGGTGCAATAAACGGAACTAAAACTCTTGGCGATGTAGCTCGAAGTGTTTTTGGAGCAATTCAGAGACAGCTTATAGACTTTGCTGCAACTTCTTTCTTAAAAGCAATTCCTGGTATCGGTGGATTTTTTGCTAATGGTGGTAGACCTCCTGTTGGAAAACCTTCAATCGTTGGAGAAAGAGGTGCTGAATTATTTGTTCCTGACAGACCAGGAACTATAATTCCAAACCATGAATTAGGTGGTATGGGCGGTTCAACAAATATCGTAGTAAATGTAGATGCTTCTGGTTCTTCTGTTGAAGGAGATGAACAACAAGGTAGAGAACTTGGTCGGCTTATATCAGTTGCAGTACAATCTGAAATAATACAGCAACAAAGACCAGGAGGATTACTTGCATAATGGCTACGTTTCCCTCAATAAAACCTACATACGGACAACAAAAAAGATCCGCACCAAATACCAGAACAATTCGTTTTGCTGATGGATTTGAACACAGAATATTATTTGGGTTAGCAGAACACCAAAATCCAAAAATCTATAACTTTACTTTTGCAGTTTCAGAATCAGAAGCAGATGAAATAGAAACCTTCCTTGATGCCCGTGCAAACGACAGTGATAGCTTTGATTTTACTGCTCCTGGGGAAGCTGCTGCACAGAAATTTGTTTGCGAAACTTGGTCAAAATCTATACCATATAACAATAGAGCAACGATTCAGACAACATTTAGAGAAGTATTTGAACCATGAGTACTGCTCCTATTATTACTGATCTACAGAAGATCAATCCTTCAGCAATAATTGAATTATTTACAATAACAACTGATGCAACTTTGCATGGTTCTGCACAAACTTATAGATTTCATAATGGAACGAGTTTAAATGCTAACGGAGATATTATCTGGGCTGGTAATCAATATATAAAGATGCCGATACAGGCAGAAGGTTTTGCTTTTAGAAAAGGTCAACTTCCCAGACCTACTCTTACTGTTAGTAATGCTCTTGGAACTATCACAGCCATCTTGTTAAATGTGAATCAAGTAACAACAGGAAACGATTTGACAGGAGCTACTGTGACAAGAATTAGAACTTTAGCACGTTATCTCGATGCTGTTAACTTTCCTGTAACTACTACCAGCACTACGACTACGGAAACTATTGCTGATCCTGCTGATGCCGAAACTGTAACTTATACTGTTACTGTTCATAATCCTGGCAGTGGCAATATTTTTAGGATTAATGGTGTAAATAATCCTGTTATCACAATGAAACGTGGTTCAACTTATATTTTTGACCAGTCAGATTCTTCAAATAGTGGACATCCTTTAGCAATAAAATCTGATGCGGGAGGATCACAGACAACAACTGTATCTGGAACTGCTGGAAATGCAGGAGCTACAGTAACCTATCAGCCAGCATATCCCTCTGCTCCAAATGATTTGAGATATTATTGCACAGTTCATGGAAATGGAATGGGCAATACAATAACAATGAACGATCCAAATACAACGACTCAAGATACTACAACCACTACAACTCAACAGGTAAATCCATTAGGAACACCAGATCCTACAGCAGAGTTTCCTCAAGAAATTTATAAAATTGACAGAAAATCAGCAGAAAACAGAGAAGTTGTACAATTTGAATTAGCTGCTGTTTTTGATCTTGCTGGTGTTCGTGCACCTAAAAGACAATGCACTAGAACAGAATTTCCTTCGATTGGCACGTTTATAGCATGAATTGGAAAGAAGAAGCACTTGTTCATGCGAAAGACCAAGATCCTAAAGAGTCTTGTGGTTTATTATTAAATATCCGAGGAAAAGAAAGATATTATCCCTGTCGTAATCTTTCAATGACAGATCATCAATGTTTTATTATTGATCCAGAAGATTATGTGAAAGCAGATAATTTAGGAGAGATAACAGCTATTGTTCATAGTCATCCGATAACACCTCCTGTAGCTAGTCAGGCAGATCAAATTGCTTGTGAACGTAGTAATCTTCCGTGGCATATTGTTAATCCAAAGACAGAAAAATGGGGATATTATGAGCCATGTGGATATAAACCACCTTTATTGGGTAGACCTTGGGTTTGGGGTGTAACTGATTGTTGGAGTTTGGTAAGAGATTGGTATAAAGAGGATAAGAATATTGAACTTAGAGATTGGGATAGACCTACAACACCAGAAGAATTTATTTTAAATCCGATGTTTGAGCAATGTGCTTGGAGGACTGGTTTTAGAGAGTTAAGACCAGAGGAAAAAACAATGAATGGAGATTTATTATTTATGTCTATTGGATCTCCTGGTTTAAATCATGTAGCTATTTTTTTAGATGGAGATGTTTTACACCATTTAACCGATAGACTATCTTGTAAGGAGCCTTATTCTCAATGGTTGTTAAAATGTACAGGAGGGAGGTATCGTTATGTTGCGTAAATTAAAGTTATATGGCGAGCTTGCAGAATTTGTAGGTCATAAAGAATTTGAAATACAGGTAGATAGTCTTAGTAAAGCAGCAAGTTTTCTTGTTAATAATTTTCCGCAGGTAGAGAAATATATGAACCCTCAATATTATCAAGTAAAGGTTGGAAATTATGCTGTTAATGAAGAAGAGATACACCATCCAATAGGACAGGAAGATATACATATTGTGCCTGTTATTACTGGTGCTGGTAGAGGTTTTGGAAAGGTATTATTAGGTGCTGCTTTAATAGGACTATCTTTTGCAACAGGAGGAGCTTTTATTTCTCAAGCTCCATTTAGAGCCTTAACATTTACTAGCGGTATTGCTAAAGCTGCAACATATTTAGGTGCTGCTTTGGTGCTATCAGGAGTAAATGATATGTTATTTCCTCTACCAAAAATGCCTGAGTTTAGTTCTGAGCAAGACCCAAGACTATCATTTAATTTTGCTGGAACTCAAAATACATCACGGGCTGGTACTCCCGTTCCAATAGTTTATGGAGAGATAGTTACAGGCTCAGTTGTTATTAGTGGTGCAGTTGATACTCAGCAGGTACAGGCATGACAAAAAAAATTATACGAGGATCAGGAGGTGCTGAAAAAACTGTTGGTCAAGCACCACAACCTACAAGAACACCTGATAATTTACATAGTAGACAATTTGCCACCTTTTTAGATTTAGTATCTGAAGGAGAAATAGAAGGTTTTGCTACTGCTTCAAAAGAAGGACTTACAAAAGGCACAACTGCATATAATAATGCTGCATTAAAAGATGTTTTTTTAAATGATACCCCTGTCTTACAAGCATCAGCTAATTCTGCGAATCCAGCTACAACTGACTTTAATTTTCAAGATGTAACCTTTAAGCCTAGATTTGGTACTTCGGGACAAACAAAGATAGATGGTATTGAGAGTAGTTCTTCTATAACTGCTGTGGGAGTTGAAGTAACAGCATCATCACCTGTTACAAGACAGATAACAAATTCAAATGTTGACGCTGCAAATATTACGATTACTTTTCCTCAATTACAGAAAGGAACAGATAAAGGAGATTTACTTGGTTCAAGTGTTCAGTTAAAAATATCTGTTCAATATAATTCCGGTGGTTTTACAGATATTATAACTGACACTATTACTGGAAGAACTGCTGACGCTTATCAAAGAGATTACAGAGTAAATTTAACTGGTGCTTTTCCTGTAGATATTAGAGTTTCTAGGGTTACACCAGATAGCACAGATTCATTTTTAGTTGATACTTTTCAATGGACAAGTTTTGCTGAAATTATAGACGATGCAAACACTTATGCGAACAGTGCTTACTCTGCAATCAGGCTTGATTCAATGCAGTTTAGTTCTGTACCAAGCCGTAAGTATAGAATCAGAGGAATTAAAGTAAGGATTCCAGGAGCAGGTGCAAATAGTTCTGGTACGCCGTCTGTCGATTCTGCTACTGGCCGCATTGTGTACCCAGACGGATATATTTTTAATGGCGTTATGGGTGCTGCACAATGGTGCTCGTGCCCAAGCATGGTGTTACTTGACCTACTCACAGATACTAGATATGGATTTGGCAATCATATAACTGATAGTTCTCTTGATCTTTTCTCTTTTGTAACTGCTAGTAAGTTTGCTAATACTCTTGTTGATGATGGATTTGGAGGACAGGAAGCCAGATTCAGTTGCAATGTAAATATTCAAAACAGTGGACAGGCATTTGATCTTATCAATGAATTAGCAGGTGTAATGAGATGTATGCCGATATGGTCTGCTGGTAGTATTCAACTTACGCAAGATAGTCCTAAAGATGCAAGTTATTTATTTAACCTTGCCAACGTAACTGAAGAAGGATTTAGTTACTCAGGAAGTGGGTTGAAAACAAGAAATACTGTGATTTCTGTTTCTTACTTCAACATGGATAGTCGAGAGATAGATTATGAAGTTTATGAAGATACTGCTGCCATAGCAAAATTTGGAGTAATTATTAAACAGGTAAAAGCGTTTGCGTGTACATCAAGAGGTCAGGCTAGAAGATTAGCAAAGGCTATTTTATTTGCAGAACAAAATGAAAGTGAAATAGTTTCATTTGCGACTTCTATAGATTCTGGTGTTGTTGTAAGACCTGGTGCTGTCATTGAAATAGCTGATCCTGTTCGTTCTGGTCTTAGAAGAGGTGGAAGAGTAAGTTCTGCAACAACGACTCAGATAACTGTAGATGATTCTGCTGCAACTGACTTACCAACAACAAATAATCCGACATTAAGTGTGATATTGCCTGATGGAACTGTTGAAACTAAGTCAGTATCAAGTGTCTCAGGTGCAGTTATAACAGTATCTTCTGCTTTCTCTCAAACTCCTAATGCTAATACAGTTTGGCTTTTGCAGGATGATACAGTTCAAGCTCAGAAATTTAGAGTAATAACAGTAGAAGAATCTGACGGAATAAATTATGCGATCACGGCTTTATCTTATGTAAATGAAAAGTACGCATTTATTGAAGATGGTGCAACTTTACCAACAAGAACTGTATCAGTACTGAATCTTCCCAAAGATCCTCCTACTGCTTTACAGGCTGAAGAAAAATTAGTTGAGATAAATAATCAGGCGGTATCTAAACTTATCCTCAGTTGGCAACCTATTGTCGGTGTTACGCAGTATCAGGTTAACTACAGATTCAATAATGGTAACTTTGTTTCTACAACAGTTTCTTCTCCTGATTTCGAGATATTCAATACTGATATTGGAACGTATGAGTTCCAGGTATTCAGTTATAATACTGCATTGCAGATGAGTGCGACTTCTGCCGATCTGACCTTCAACGCTGTTGGTAAAACTGCCTTACCATCAAATGTAACTGGATTATCAGCCGAACCAATTAATGAAAAATTAGTAAGATTACGATGGAATTTGTCTACAGATATTGATGTTACTCATGGAGGTAGGGTATATGTCAGACATTCTCCCCTAACCAATGGTAATGGTACATTTTCAAACAGTACTGATTTGATTCAAGCTCTTAGCGGTGCTACCACATCTGCGGATGTGCCATATCTTGAGGGCGAGTACATTTTAAAATTTCAAGATGATGGCGGTAGATTCTGTGCAGGAGAGACAAGTGTAATTCTTGAACTGCCAGATAATTTAGCTCCACTTATTACACAGACTAGGAGAGAAGATACTGATAGTCCTAAGTTCCAGGGAACAAAAACTAACGTTGATTTTGATGCCGTTACAGATAGTTTAAATTTAACTGGTGGCGGTAATTTTGATTCGATTACAGACTTTGATCTTGTTGGATCGTTAGATGACTTCGGTGGAATTGTTTCAGAAGGTACTTATGATTTCGGAGGAACTGCTGGTGGAGATACTTTAGATTTAGGTGGTGTATTTAGTCTTGATCTTAAACGTCACTTCCTGACAGAAGGTTTCTATCCATCAGATTTATTTGATTCAAGAGGTTTGATTGATGATATTACGGACTTTGATGGACTTACAGCTACAGAAGTTAACGCTGAAATGTTAGTAAGAGTTACACAAGATAATCCTAGTTCTGGATCTCCCACTTATTCTGATTTTCAGACTTTCGCTAACGGAACTTACAAAGGCAGAGGATTTCAATTCAGAGCAAAACTTACAAGTACAGATACTGCACAGGATATAAGAGTTTCACAGCTAGGTTATACAGCATCTTTACAGAGAAGAACAGAACAAGGTAATGTTATTGCAAGCGGAGCAGGAGCAAAGGCTGTTACGTTTACCAATCCATTCTTTGTTGGTACTTCTTCTCTGCTTGGAGCAAATTCCAATCTACCCTCTGTTGGTATTAATGCTCAGAATATGGCATCAGGAGATTACTTTGAAGTCTCTAGTGTATCTGGAACGGGTTTTACTGTTCACTTCAAAAATTCATCAAATGCTTCGATTGATAGAAATTTCACCTATCAGGCTGTCGGATTTGGTAAAGGAGGGTAGAATATGCACAAGGTAGCTTTTTAAATGGCACAAGTCACAGATTATACGATAGATAATGGAACGGGAAGTGCAGTCCGTACCGACCTTAATAATGTCTTTGCTGCTATACAGAGTTTAAATAGTGGATCAGCAGATCCTAGTGGCACACAGGTTGCGTTTCAGTTATCAGTTAATACAACATCTAACCTTCTTAAGCTAAGAAATGCAGCTAATAATGGATATATCGAGATTGGTAATGTTACTCAGGCAAACTTAGGTCTAGCTCCAGTTGCAGGGGCAACATTTACTGGAACTGTTATTCATAACTATACGGGTGCATTAAGATTACCTGTTGGAACTACTGGTCAAAGACCTGGTTCTCCAGCTACAGGAGACATCAGATTCAATAGTACGACCACTTCTGCTGAAATATATAACGGATCTGAGTTCACTGCTGTGGGAGGCGGTGCTGGAGCTACGGGAGGAGGTAATGATGAAG